GGGGGGCGGGTCGAAGGCTGGGTGGACGACGAAGTCGGGGTAGAGGTTGGCCAGGGCGCTGCTCGTGCTGCCCAAGGCGGACGCTTCGAAGGCGACGCGGGCCAGGAGCCAGGCGAGGAGCTGGTAGTTGTTCTTGGTCTCGGGGAACGAGTAGGTGCGTGGTGGGGTCCAGCGGTGGAGGAAGTGCCAGGCGTCGCCCGCGAGGATGGTCAGGGTGGCGCTGCCGTCGGGCGGGAAGTCGTGGCGAAGGCCGACGATCCACATGGCGGGGCCGTCCGAGCTGAGGGCGTCGTAGCCTGGGGACACCTGCACCTGCGCGCCCTTGCGGATGGCGGCGTTGGCGCCGCTGCCCAGGGTGTTGTACTGGCCGTTGCTGTTGTCCAGAACGATGGTGCTGATGGTGGGTATGAGGCTGGTCTCGGTGATGGTGGCGGCGATGACGTCGGCGGTCACGTCGATCGTGTCGCTGGCCAGGGTGCCCCGGAACACGCGGTTGGGGCACGTCAGGAAGATGTAGGTGCTGCTGAACGGGATGGCGAGCCCGTAGTCCTGGTCAAGGTTGAAGGGGGCGGGCTCGCGCCACTGGTCGTTGATGAAGTCGGCGGTGGCCGGCATGTTGGTGATCATCGTGCGATCGTAGGCGCCGGTGCCTGTGTACCGCTCTCGGAAGGATGCCCTGATCACGTCGGGGTAGGCCAGGTTCGGGGCGTGGAAGGTGACGGTGGAGGCGACGGCGGCAGAGACGATGGTTAGCGGGGTGCCCCACGTGGCGGTGGCCACGGAGTAGCCGTCGCCGAAGATCTGGCGCACGAGCTTGGCGTCGGTGGCGTCGGCCCCGGTGGCGAGACAGTTCCAGTCCTGGATGTAGTGGCAGGCTAGGCCCGTGAGCGTCAGGCCCGTGGTGGAGGTGACCTTGGCCTGCCAGACGGAGGACAGGCAGCGGCGGGCGGCGATGTTGGTGCCGTCGTTGATGATGACGCACTGGGCGGTGGTGGACTTGGCGGCGGCGGCGATGTGGGTGATGGTCGAAGAGTGGGTAAAGGCCAGGGCGAACGCCGACCAGGAGCTGCCGCCGTCGGAGCTGGTGGCCATGTAGACCTGGGTGGGTGTGCCGTTGTCGACGGCGAACGCCCAGAGGTAGAGGCCGTACTTGGCGATGGCGCACAGGCGGGTGGAGGCGCGCCAGTTCGTCCAGGTCGACCAGTCGGGGGAGCCGGCCGTCGTGTCGACGCGCTGTCGGTAGAGGGTGTTGGCCTCGATACGGAGTCGGGTCATGTAGTTGTCGGTGGTGATGGCGGCGGCGTGGGGGCCGTCGGCCTCTGCGCCCGTGTAGAGTGTCGACCACGTGGGGTTGCGGATGTTGGCGAATCGGGTGGAGATGACGGTCTTGAGGTAGGGGACTCGGCTCAGCGCGCGCTGTGCGGTCGTGAGTGCTCCGGCCAGGGTGCGCATGTGGTCATGGCCCTGGGTCGGTGTCCTGAGTCGGCGTGGGCTGGCTTGGGATGTAGAGTCGGCGGACGCCGACCTTGGCGCGGTCTCGGATGCCCTTCCAGAACTCGGCCAAGAGGTCGGCGCTGAGGGTCTTCCAGTCGCGGTCGACGCCTGGGCCGCCGGTGCTGATGCGGTTGACGGCGTAGGCGGCCTGCTGGCGGCAGGCGTAGCCTTCCGCGCCAGCGATAAGGATCTCCTCCTCTTCCTCGCTGAGGGTGGACGTGCTGACGTCGAGGGTGTGCTGCGAGTGCCAGTAGACGATGCAGTTGCCGCCGCTGGGGACGGGGCCGCTGGTGATGGTCAGGGTGTCGATCCACGAGGAGAAGTCGACGTAGGTTCTGGGGTCGGTGCCGGTGGGGTACTCGACGGCGACGATGCGGACGCGGGGCGTCAGGGCGGTGATCGAGACGGCGCGGGATCCGTTGGTGGTGGCGATGGTGGTGGACTGCTGCCTGGGTATGGCGTGGGAGAGCTGGCGTAGGGCGTGGGAAATGAAGCGGTCTAGCTCGGCGTCTGTCCAGAGGGTGGAGGCGGCGTCGTCCAGGTCGTCCCTGATGCGCAGGCGGATGGCGGCGAGTAGGGCCACGGGGGCCGCCTAGCTAGGGCGAGCCCCGCGCAGTGTGTGCTTCCGGGCGGTCTCGGTGGTGGGTCTGCGCGGGGGACGGGGCGCAGCAGGAGGCGGCGGCGTTTGTTCGTCCCCCGCGCTTGCCATGGGGGCCACGAGGATACGGCCACAGTTGGAGCAAGACTGCCCGTCCTGCTCTAGCAGGACCTTGGTCTTGCAGCGCTCACAGTAGACGCCCGCCATTAGTTCGTCCAGTCGAGGGCGCCGGAGATGCCGTCCAGTCGGGCGACGGCCTCGGTCGCCTTGAGGGCGATGGCGGTGTAGGCCTTCATGCGGATGCGGTTGGCGTCCTTCGTCTCGAGGGTGCCGATGTTCTCGAGCTGGATGATGCGCTCGAGGTCGTCCTGGGCGTTGGGGTCGTCGGCGGTGATGCCGAACAGGCCGGTGTCCTCGAGGCGGCAGGCGAAGATGGAGGAGCCGAGGCCTGTGGTCTTGAGGGCGAAGGCGCCGGAGCTGATGGTCTCGGTGTCCACGATGAAGTCGCACGGCAGGATGGGCACGTCGCTGTAGAAGCGGACCGGGCGGTTGATGCCCTGGACGGTGGACAGGGCCAAGTCCCAGCCCTGGGAGCGGGCCAGCTTCTGGATGCCGCGGATGCTGCGGCGGCTGGCGATAAGGCAGGTGGGTCGGGGCTTGACCAGGTCTATGAGCTGGTCAAGGAGGGAGAAGGAGCCAGCGCCGAGTACGGTGGTGGCGCCCGCGTGTACCTGCTGGCCAGTGGCGTCGTCGCTGATGATCTCGTGCAGGCCGTCGAACTGCTCGGCGGCGGTGTCGATGCTGCCGTAGATCGCCGCGTCGCCCCATGTGTCGGCAAAGTTGCGGGCCTTTATCGTCAGGAGTTCGGCGACCAGGTCTTGGTCTTTCGAGCGGGTGACCGCGAGGAACTTGTCGATGTCGGCGTCGGTGATGAGGATCTTGAGGGCCAGCGTGCACTGAGTGGTCGTGGGCGTGGCCTCGGTGACGGTGCCGCCTGCGGCGATGAACGTGGGGGCGGCGGCGGCGAGTTCACGCTGGTACTGCAAGGCGTTGCCCCGGATGGGGACGAAGGGCATCAGGGCCAGGAGCGGGTTGACCTGGACGGAGATCTCGGCGACGCCGACCAGGACTTGGTTGGTCGAATACTTGTCTGCCTCGGCTAGGGTTAGGGCCATCTACGTGCTCCTGTTCGCGAGCCCGTACCGGATGCGGTCGATGCCTCTGGTGCCCTCCGGTGCGGTGGCTGGCTGGCGGGCCGCGGGCCCTGGGGTGAAGCCGATGGGCCGCTTGGTGGGCTCGGCCTTGGCGGCCGCCAGGGCGGCCTCGGCGGCGGCGTTGGCGAGCTGCACGTCGCGGGTCAGGCCCTCAAGGGTGGTGGCGGTGAACGCCTCGGCAGGCAGGACGGGGTTGGCGGCGCGCAGCGCGTCGCGGGTGGTGTTGATGGCCTGGTCGAGCTGGGCCTGGAGTGCGGCGAGCTCCGCCGTCTGGTCTGGGGCGGCAGCCCCGGCCGGGGGGGCTGCGGCTGCGGCAGCGGCTGCTGCGTCGGCGTCGGCGTCGGCTTTCTGCTGCTCGGGGTCTGGTTCCATGTTGGTGTTCCTTTCGAGAGAGAGCTTAGACGGGTGCGCAGATTTTGTCAATAGGGTGGTAGCCAGGGGGGCTTTACCGGTCTTGGAAGGCGGGGGAGCCCGAAGGGGATGGGTGGTCGCCGACCGGCGGGGGCGTGTTGTGTTCAGGTGGCGGCGGTTGGAGGCGTCGCCCAGCAGGGCTCGGTGGGTGGGCATGTGCAGGGGCCAGGGTAGTAGGGGTGGGTGGCTCCTCCTAGGGCGGTGCAGGTGCCGACGCCTGGGGGGAGCGCCATGGCTAGGTCTGCGGCGGGGCGGGAGTGGTGCTGCCGATCTCGGCCAGCTCGCGGCTTTCCTGCTTGATGCGGTCGAACTCGGCGGTGGGGTCGTCGGCGCCCAGTCGGCCCATGGAGGCGACGCGAGAGGAGAGGCCGGCGGCGACGATGGCGGTCTCGCGGCCTGCGTCCATGCTCTTGTCGGGCGGCAGGACTGGCTCGGCCCCGATGACGGCGACGCGCCCTGCGTTGGTGTGGTTGGTGCCGGTGTTCTGGTCTAGCAGGGCGAGGGCCATGCGGGCCCGCTGGGCGTAGGCGGCGTGGCGAATGAGCCGCTTCCTTTCGACCTTCATGATCAGGGGCCGGAGCTCTATCTCTAGGGCGACGCCGGATAGCTGCTTGTCGATGCCTGCAAAGGCGGCGCGGGGTACCTCGGACAGGTCATGGAGGATGCGGTAGAGCGCGTCTATGTAGTCGATGTGGAGGCGGACGCCGCCGCCCTGGAGTAGGTCTAGCAGGTAGGCCTTGGCGTCGGCGGGGATCTCCCAGACCGCGCCTGGGCCGACGGCGATGTCCTCGGCCTGCTCGACGCCTTGGAGGACGGCGATGGGGTTGCCTGAGACCTCGAGGATCGCGGACAGGCGGGTGATGCTGGCGTTCAGCTCCTGGGCCAGCTCCTTGATGGGCGTGATGTCGGACAGGCCCCACCACTGCTTCGGGACTGGGACGTTGGGGAAGATGACGAAGGGAATGAAGCCGTAGGGGTTCGGGTCTGAGGAGACTAGGGCCTGGTCTGCCCAGATTTCGACGGTGGTGTCGGTCCAGTCCTCGGTGATCGTGGGCCCGCTGCCCAGCTTGTAGCGGTGGGCGACGCGGACGGGCTTGGTTAAGTCGGCGGGGTCTGTCCAGACGAAGATCGTCTGCATATCAGGGGCTGTGATGTGTACTCGCTCGTTGGCCCACGTCAGCTTGAAAGCGCCGTCGCCCAGGACGGCGGTATCGATCTCGGTGTCGAAGTCCAGGCGGGTTAGGGAGTTGTCCTCGGCCACCTGGCGTAGGGCCTCCTCGGCGGCCTGGGCGGCAGAGCGGGCGGCGTCGGCGTCGGAGGGCGGCAGGACGGCGAGTAGGGTGCCCTGGGTGACGTAGCCGGAGATCTTGTCGATGAAGGCGCGGGCGTAGTTGAACGTCAGGCGCTTCGAGCGGTCTCCGGGGCGACGGCCTGCCCACTGGGTGCCGTTGTAGAAGGCAAGGTTGGCGCGGTAGTCGGCGAGTCGTTTGTTGTCGCTGGTGGTGGGTAGCTTGGGCAGGACGGGCCCGGCCACGGCGGGCGTTGTCATGTGGGCAGTTTACCACGAGCGACGGCAGGCTGGACAGTGTTGGCGGCCTCGACCAGTAGGGCCAGGGCGGCGGCGTAGTCGTCGTGGCCCTCGGTGGCGGGGACTGCCCAAGCGAGCATGCGGTTGGGCTTGTAGGTGGCGCGGCAGGCTGCGAGCTGCGCCCACATCTCGCGGGTGTCGGGGGCCTGGTCGTCCAGCCACAGTTTGAGACGTCCTGACGCTGCGGCTGCTTGGAGCTGGTAGCCCAGGTGGGACTTCGACGCCTCGGTGAAACGGTAGGCGGTCACGCGGTGTCGGCCAAGCGCGGTGGCCAGGAGGTGCGCTGCCGCCTCGCCCATGGCTGTGCTGTCGACGGCGACGTGCCGGATGCGCCAGGACTTGAGGACCGCGGCTAGTTCGGGGTACAGGGAGGCGTGGGGCGCGCCGACGTGGTGGTAGGCCTGGACTACCTGAATTTCTGTCACGCCACGGGGCTCTCCGTGCGTCTGGCGCGGGGTTTGAAGGCGGGCGACGGCCAGGACAGTGGCGTCGGGGCGGGCGGCGCCCTGGCTACCCTCGCCCGCCACATCGAGCCCGGCGACGTAGGTCTCGGTTGGGTCGGGCCTGATCTGTCGGGCGTGGTCGCCTGCGAGCATGGCTAGGTGGGCCGGGGACAGCAAGCGGCCCTGGCCAGGCAGGGTCTGGAGCTCGTACTGAGTGATAAAGAGTGGGTGCGTCGGCCCTAGCCGGTCGCGCTCTGCCTCGACGAATCGGCGGTAGGCGGGCACCTGGACGGCCTGCCAGGGCACCTCGAAGTGGCGGCGTAGGCCGTCGCGCCGCTCGGCGTCCAGGTTGGCCGCGATGGTCTGGGCCAGGAGCGTGTCGTCGCTCCACGCCGTGCCGTAGAGCACGGTCGTGGCGTTGGTCGATGACGCCATGGGGCGAAAGTCCTTGTTGAACTTGTCGGGGTCAACGTCCTGGGCCTCGTCGATCTCCAACAAGAGGTCGGCGGTGGCCCCGACCACGTTGGAGTCGGGGGCGGCGCTGCGGAAGGACCACCGGGCTCTTCCGAGCCGGATGTCGTTGTCGGCCAGGCGGTAGAGCCCGCGATAGCCGGCGGCGTCCAGGTGACGGCAGAGGCGCTCGACGCTGATCTTGGCCTGGGGGATCATGGTCGGCGCCGCCTTGAGGCCGGAGCCGCCGCTGGCAAGGGCGCGGGTCAAGAGGGCGGTCTCAAGCCAGGCCGACAGCTCGTTCTTCCCGGCCTGGCGGGAGAACATGATGGTGAACGTGAGCCCGCGCCCGTTGACTACGGAGTCCAGGATGGCGCGGGCGGGCTCGGCCTGGTAGGGGCGGAGCTGGACGGGGGCTTCACTCAAGCTTGACGCGGCCTTCACGGATGGCCTTGAGGTAGCGGAATACCGATCGCCAGCCGAGGTCAAGGCGCGCGGCGATCTGGTGGACGGTTAGGCCCTGGTGGTGGAGCCGTGCGACGGCGAGGCGGTTCTGCGCGACGCGCAGAGACTGAGCGCCTTGCGGTAGGTCGTGGCGGCAGGTGGGCAAGGTGCAGTGGAGGCAGGACGGGGCGAGGTCGCAGCCGTTGTCGGGGTAGGCGAAACCCTCCGGCAGGGCGTTGATGCGGACGCGCTCGGCGGGGGCTAGGGGCATCGGCCTGCGGCGGCGTTGGCGATGGCGATGGCTAGGAAAGTGAGCATCAGGATCCCGACGGGGATGTAGAGCCAGAGCCAGACGGGCGACCAGGGCGGGGGCGGCCCGCCGCGGCGGGGGCGTCTGTACGGGCTACGGGACACGGACGGCCTCGGGGTCACGGTGCAGCGATGCGAGGACGGTGATGGCCTCGTTGGTGCGGGCGTCCATGTCATCGAGCTCGACGATGGCGCGGATCAGCTTGTCGCGTCGCTCCTTGATGCGCCGGAGTAGGGTCTGGCCTTCTGCTGCCCAGGCGTTAAGGGAGTCGTCGAGCTGGCGGTTGCCTGGGAGCTCATCCCCTGGGACGGTGGGGCCGACTGGCTTGAGGCCGTTGTCGTTCATGTGCCCCCCCTTTCTTTAGGGGGCATGGTAGCACAAACGCGCGGTTTTGGCACGGGTGGGAGCCGTGCGAGGTAGCCTGCGCAGCGGCGGGCGAGCCCGGCGGCTAGATGGGGTCAGCGTGTGACTGAAAATCACGGTGTCGGCGGTTCGACTCCGCCCCTCGGCACCTGGTCAGGCGCGCGCGCGCGTGGTAGCATGGGCCCTGGGCCCCCGGCCGCTCCTGCAAGAGTGGGTGTCGAATCGGCGCCTTCGGCCACCAGCTCGGGGCCCTCCCTGGGGGGCCGTAGCCCTGACGGGCGGCGGCCCCTCTCCACTTCCCGAAATTGATCTGAAAGTCGAACGGCTGTCTCATTGACAGGCGGGCGGCGGGGGTAGACAATCGGGACACTTCTTGCAGGAGGTGTCGCCGATGCCATCGGGTAACGGTCATCGATCTCGCTCGCCGCTTCCAGCGGCTGATTCTCCACACACACTCACACAACCCCACGCACCACCACCACCACCAGCCCCACCACCACCAACACCAACAAACGCCCCTGCTGCTGCGCCCGCTGCTCGCGTAGCGCCGCTCACGGACGACCAGCGCATGCTCTTCAAGTGGCTGCGGGAGCACGGCTTCGTCGGCGCGCGCGCGTTCGTGCTGCGCTACGAGGTGGCGCTGTGGGAGATCATGGTGGAGGTCGACTACATGCGGCCAGAGGCGCGGGCGGAGATTCGGTCGATGGGGGCCTTCGTCCGGCACCTGGTTCGGGAGGCGTGCGGTGAGTAACGATGATGACGTTCCTTGCGTCTGTACGTCCAGGTGCGCTCGGTGCGGGAGCTCGGTCGGATGGCAAAAGGCTTTGACGGGTCGGTGGGCGATGGTGGAGCCGGACGGTCTGCCTCACGAGCTGGTGTGCCCGGTGCGGCAGGCGTTCCGGCAGTACCGTCGCTGGCTGATGACCCAAGTGTCGGTGGGGGCCTGGCCGCCCTTGAGCTCTTCCTGACGTCCTGTCGTGCGCGGGGTCTGTCGCCCGTCACGATCGCTTGGTACGAGCGGCTGTGTGGGGCGTTTCTGCGGGCCTACTGTGTGGTTCCGGTAGACCCGGGGGAGGTGGAGGGCTTCCTTGCGTCTCTCAGGGGGTCGGATGCGACGCGCCACGCCTACTTTCGGGCGCTGCGGGCCTTCTACAACTGGTTGGCGGGCAGGGGAGAGATCATCAGGAACCCGATGGCGGGACTGCGAGCTCCCCGCCTGAGGCGAGTCCTGCCAAAGGCGCTTGATTTGGGGGTGCTCCGCCGCGTGATGGCGTCAGCCATGACCCGCCGCGACAAGGCGCTGCTGACCTTGCTGGCGGACACCGGTATCAGGGTCGGCGAGGCCTACGGGCTGACCTGGGCGGACGTGTCGGTCGAGAGCTCAACGATCCATGTGGACGGCAAGACGGGGGGCCGCGATGTGCCGGTCTGTGAGTTGACGCGGTGGCTGCTGTTGGGGGTCGACCTGCCGTGGCGATCGGCGCGGCGAGGTAGCCCGAAGGGCGGGCGAGCGCCCCTCACGCTGAACGGTCTGGGCCAGGCGGTGCGCCGCTGCCTGCGGCGAGCTGGCGTGGCTCACGGTGGGCCTCACGTGCTGCGGCACACGTTCGGTCGGCTGTACATCATGAACGGCGGCGACGTGTTCAGCCTTCAGCGCATCATGGGGCACTCGAACCTGTCGACCACCAAGATCTACGTCGACCTGGACACGGCGGACTTGGTGGTGCAGCATCGGAAGTTCTCGCCGATCGTGCGGCTGCTCGAAGAGGCGGCGGGGTGAGGGCTTGCGGTCGGTGCGGGGCTCGGCTGAGGCTGTTCGAGTCGGTGCGGCTGCCGCCTGGGGAAAGGGACCGCCCCCGGTCTGGCGACCAGGGGCGGCCTTGTGCGGGCGCAGCGAGCGGCGCCCCTACGCTGCGACCTTCTCCTTACAGTACTGGTCTTCCTCGTCCTTGACGGGGCAGTACCAGCCGCCCCACCTGGACGGGTACATCTGGCGGCCATGTACGGGGCAGAGCAGCGGTGACTCGCTGGGCGGGCCGTCGCCGTTCTTGCGCTCTACCCTGCGGACCGCGGCCCGCTGGTTCGCCCTCTGCGTGAGCTCACGCTCGGTCTCTGGCGTCTGGATGGTGGCGGCGACGATGTCGCCCCGGACGATGGGAGTGGGATCCGCCTCCGTCTGGCCCTGTGGCCTGGTGAACCCTGCGTAGGGGAATAGGGTCGCGGCGTCAGCGAGCCGCTTGGCGAAATCGTCTACGGTGGCCGCCCTGATCGTGACCAGGTGCTCTGCTCCACTCGTGTCGATGAACTTGCTGGTCACTGAGAACGGGAAATCGCTTGCCATTGTGGTGGCTCCTTTCTGGGGGCGGGCGCAAGGCCCGCCCCCGCTACACTCTCGCGCTACGAACGGTTGTTTTGCTGGGCGACTAGCTGGCCCAGGGGAACGTCAGCAATGAGGCCCGCCTGGTGCATTTCAAGCAGGGCGTGGCCGTTGGACGCGCCGATCCAGGCCGTGATGATGGCGCAGCACCAACAGCACACCCACCCCCGCGTGGTGGGGACGGCCTGGCACTTACACTGCCGACCGCCGCAGGTGACGCAGGTGACGCAGTTGACCAGTGAGACGGATTGACCGCAGCCCTCGCACATTTGAGCCCCCCTAGCTGAACAGGGCCAAGCAAAGCTGGCCCGACGGCCCGCCCGACCAGCGAACGGCGCAGGCGGGAAACAGAGGACGGCCAGGCGGGACGCGCCCGAACGGGCACGAACGGCAGCACCCGACCGACCGGCAACAGACAGGGCAGTGACGCGGGCAACAAGGCCCGCCCAGAGGCGACCCACACGCGGCGCAGGAACAACAGCACGGGGAGAACCAACACCGCTGGCAGACCTGCCCCGAAACCCCCATGGCAAACCCCCTTTGACTGAACCCCTGGGTGGGAGAGCCCGCACCCAACACCCCCGCCCCGCGCGGGCGGGCGGCGAGTAGACCGAGCGGCCCGGCGGGAGGGAAGGCACCCGCGCACGGAGGGGAGCCCCCCGCCAGGCCGCGAGGCCCGCCGCCTGGGGGCAAGCCCTTTAGAGCGCGGGCGATGTGCCGCAAAACCGATACGCGAGTGGGCCCCTTTAGGGGGAGGTTTTGCGCCCAAACCCGCGCGTGGCTTGCCGCAGGTTCCCCGCCGCGCGGGACTGTGTGGGCCGAAGGCCCATCAGGTGCGGGCGAGGGTGGCGGGGCTCCTCCGCGCGAGGCGCGCGAACCCTAGCGGGTGGTTCTGGTGGGTGCTGGCGAGTGGCCGAGCCGACTCAAGAGGCGACGGAAAGAGGCATGATGATCGTGCGAGATGGGGGTTGAAACGAAGCGGGGAATCGGGGGAACGACTGGGTGGTGGGCGTGGCCCCGACGGGTCGGGGCGACGGCTCGGGGAGCGGAGCCGCGACGTGGCGGCCCTTCAGCGGCCCGCGAGGTAGGTCCTGCGGGCGAGCGGCTGCCGCGCCCCTCCGCCGCGTGGCGGCGTAGCTTTGACCCTTGTCCTGGCGGCCGCCGATTCTGTATCTGTACAGAGGTGGGGTCGACAGTGCCCCTTTAGGGCATTACTTCTTCCAGGTCATCCAGGTGCCGACGGTCTTGGTGATGTAGGCCAGGACGAAGGCGGTGACGGCAAGGCCAACGACGATCACGGCGGTGGCGGCCGCCTGGCAGTCGGGGAGGTAGTCGGGCATGGGGCTCCTTTCTGGGCGCGGCAAGCGGCGCCCTTACGCGGCGAGTGTGCGCTCGATGCTCTCTAGGACGTTGTGGATGGCGGCTGTGAGCCTGTCGGCGTCGGAGCCGGACAGGTGGTAGTGGGTGGCGCACAACCTGGCGAGCTGGCCGAGGGCGTGGTGGAGTAGGTCAAGGTTGTCGGGCTCGGCTTCGAGTAGCCGGCGGATGCGGGCGCGCAGTAGGGCGATCTCTGGGGCCAGGTCGGCGGGGGACATGCCCTCGGCCTGCGTGAGCTCGAGGGCGGCGGCCTTCGAGAGCGCCTTACTGTAGAACCCGTGCTTGAGGGCGTTCAGGTTGCCGGGCTGCCCGCCTGGTCGTCTCTTGGTGGGTTGGTGTGTTGCCATGGTTCAGGTCGTGTAGGGCTTCGAGTCCACCGTGAATGAGGCAGGCGGCGGCGAGGTCGTAGTCCTGGCGGTCGATGGCGGTGGGGAGTAGGTTCGTGGGCGGCTGGCCGTCCATGGGTGCATTATAGCTCATCTTTGAGGGCCTGCACATCGGCGGCGAGCTCCGTCTCGGCCTCCTGGCTCTTGAGGGCCTCTAGCTCCTGCCGCCGCCGCTGCCAGTCGTCGGCTAGGGCGCTGTCGACCAGGCTGTTCAGCACGAGCTGGGCCAGTGAGAGCGGGGGGTTGCCAGCGCCAGCGCGGGCGGCGTTCAGCAGGGCCAGGCGGAGGGTAAGCCTGGCGTGGAGGTTCGGGGCGTCGGCCTCGATGGCGGCCAGGGCGGCGGTCATCTTGGCGCGGATGTTGGCGGTGATGGGCATGGCGGGCCTCCTTCTAGTCGATGGTCAAGGCGGTGTAGCCGCCGATGGTGCGGGTTCGGAGTTGGTAGAGTGTGCCGCCGACGTTCAGGTAGAGGTTCGACAGGCCCGCGCCGGGGGCCGCGCCGCCGACCAGCCGCATGTACGGCACGGTGGGCCCGAGCTCCAATAGGTAGCGGTTGGTGCCGCCGGAGATGTCGGCTATCTGGAGGCCATAAACATCGGTGGGTGTGGTCAGGCCAGCGGCGGGGTACTGGTCGGCGATGATGATTCCTTTGCAAAGGACAGGGCGATTGTAGGAAGCGCCGCCGGAGGGGGTCAAGACTCTGATGCCGTAGGCGCCTGAGAGGACGGTGGTTGAGCCGCCCCTGGGAAAGAGGAAGGTCTCGATGCCGGTAAGGGCGCCGAGGTTGGACTCCGTGCCGCCGAAGTAGGCGCCGAAGTTCAGGCCCGCGACCTGGCTAGTGGCGACGGCGCTGCCCGCCATTCCGCCGATGCCCCATACCTTGTTGGCGGTGGGGGCGTACGCCATGCCGTTGTACACGAGGAGGGCGGCGCACCTTGTGTCACCCGCTCCGCCCTTCCCTCGAATTAACACATCGGCGTAGGCATTGAAATCGGGCGCATCCCTGCCCACGCCCAACCTGCCTTGTATGACGGTGTCGCCCGTCTCGTCGTACCCCATGCCGGTGCCGAGGATGATGAAGGGGCTGGTGTCCTGGATGATGGCGCGGACGGTGCCGAGGCCGTCCAGTAGGTTGAGGGGCTCACCAGTGAGCAGGCCGCCACGGAAGGACTGGCCGCCGGAACGTCCGGCCAGGAGGGCGTACTGTGTGTGGTCGTCGTCGCCTAGCCCAGTGAGTGCGCCGTGGTCGGTGGTGCCCCCGCCGCCTCCGGATGGGAGCGCGCCCTGGATGGTGATCACGATGGCGTCGGCGGGGTTGTGGGCGTCGAAGAACAGGATGGTGCATTCGCGGCCGACCGCGACATCGGCGGCTGGTATGTCGGTGGCGACGCGGACGCCTGGCAGGGTGGTGGGCAGATCGCCGACGAGCTGCACGTCGGCCTTGTGGGTGCCCGCGGTGTAGGCGCGGACAACGGCCTTCCTGAGAAGCGGTGTGGTCATGGTTGGCCCAATGTTAGCACGTGGTCGTACACCGGTGGGTCGCCGCGCTGGAAGTGCAGGGTTAGGGCGCGCACCCTGCGCTTGGCGGCGGACAGGCCGCGGCGGGGGTCGGTGATGTCGATCACGTCCAGGACTTCGAGGCCGCAGTGGACGGGGGCCTGGATGTGGTCGGCGGTGGCGTCGATGGTGGCCTCGCGTTGCTGTGAGGTGGCGCGGTCGCTGGCCTGGGCGGCGGTGGTGAGGTAGGGGTCGGCGAGGACGCGGGCTGCGCCGTAGTAGAGGGGGATCTCCGTCCAGTCTAGGGCCTCGCCCAGTACGTCGCCCAGGGTGCCGCCGAACACTCGGTCGTGGTTGGCAGCCATGAGGTCGTCGTGGTAGGTGGCGGCTGAGAGCTCGTGCTGGCTGGCGGGATCGTGGCCCCATGCGTAGGAGGCCGCGGACGCCTCGCTGGCCTGGGGCCACTTGATGTAGAGGTGGGCCGCTCTGGCGATGAAGCGGTCGGGGCATCGTTCGAGTAGGCGGCGGATGGCGGCCAGGGCTGATGGGAAGTCGCCTAGGTGGGCGGCGATTGGGGGCGGGTCTTCATAGATGGGGGTTGAGACCCAGTGGCCAGCCTTGGCTTTGACGGCGGGGATTAGGCGGCCTCTGAGGTAGTACTTTTTGTGTTTGAGGACGGGTGGGACGTAGTAGCGGTCGTATCCAGCGATGTAGGGGGGCGGGTCGAAGGCTGGGTGGACGACGAAGTCGGGGTAGAGGTTGGCCAGGGCGCTGCTCGTGCTGCCCAAGGCGGACGCTTCGAAGGCGACGCGGGCCAGGAGCCAGGCGAGGAGCTGGTAG